GTTTCCCAGTCACGATCAGAAGGGCGAATGACGGGAGGTTTATTCCCGGAGTTTGGGACTTTTGGAGTTTGCGAACTGCGTCAGCTGCATCCCGGCCAGTGGGCCGTGGTACAAGGGCCTTGGTCCTTCGTCCAAGTTGGTAGAATCACGGAGTTTGGGAGTTTGACTACCGTCAAAAAGCTTTACGACCCCCTTCCCGGGGTCCGTAATTAGGATAAATACAGGAGCACGCCGCATAGAATAAGAGACATGGAAGGCATGTTGTAGAGGTGATATGAGTACTTTTGCGTCCCCTTTTTTATTACGCCTCATTACTTTTAATTCTAACGTAAAGAATCCACAATCCTCATGATATACTATGCAATCTGGGAATCCTGGTGTAACGTAAGACTCAATACGCGATACTAAATACTTACCACCCTCTAAGTATGTCTTTACACTCTTCCAAAAATTTGTTTCCGGTTTTGCGGTCATACTTCTTCTTGTTCTTGTTCACCTTTTGTTTCCACTGGGGTGATGTCAATTGGCTCGCTATCGGATTCTTCTTCGACCGATAAGATAGTCTTATTATTTTCTTTCCTGAACTTTCCATCTAATCCTAATTCCTTTAATTGTTTTAAAACTTCATCACGGGACATGCTGTCAATACTGCCAGTTCTGATTTCTTTACGGTCAATGTACAATCCTGCAGCTTGTCCACGCAACCGCTCAGCATTAACTGCAGCACTATAAGATTTAGCATCAAGCGCAGTCTCACGCAGACGTGCCAACTCTTGGACATGCTTGTCCATTTCAACTTTATGTGTGTTTGCAATCTCTTCTCTTCTTTTAACTATAGCTTGTACAACCTTGGGTGACTTTTTTACATTTAACAACTCTGATGCTGTTACAGCTGCACGTTCTGGTTTATATCCAGACTGTCTAGCACATTCAGTAGGTGTAAGTCTACCTTCATTAGCAGAGTACAATTCAACAAATATTCTTTGTCTATCAGTCAACCCATCTTCGCCTTTAGGGTGTTTTAATGCCATGTCCCTGGTATTACGGATGGTATTGGCAACAACCTTTTCACCAACCTTATCTATCTTATTGATTATACTGTCTTTTTTACTCATTTCAGTTACTTTTTCCTCTTTTTTCATGCTTAACCCTTGAACTCCCAATACCTTGCCAATACCAAATATCCCTTATCACACACCAAAAACACTAAAAGGTATTGGAGTATTGGCAATATCCCGGTATAAGAAAAATAAAAAAACTTTTGAGCATCCAGCGCCATATACAATACCTCTTTATTTTAGCATGATAGTACGATTACAATACTTCTCATATGTTAAATAACCGCGCTTTTCTAGGTTTTTTATGTACTCATGCACGTTACTCTTTGATTTCATGCCATTCATCTGTTTCATCTCTTCATAAGAGGGTGAATAACCGTTTTGATGAATAAACCCAGTTAATACCCTAAGAAACTGCGCTTGTTTAGGTGTTAATCCTTGTTTCTTCGTAATACCTTTGCCAATACCCATTATCTTTTTTCCTCTAATCCTTTAGAGTTAGGTTGACCCCAATAATAATGTTCTACCTGCCTAATCATTTCATTGTATCCCCACTCATTTATTACCTCTTTTGTTATGCTTTTCTCTAATGTATCTTTAATTTCTTTCTCTTCATCTGTTAACTCCATTCTTTTTGGAGCATGTTTGCGCACATATGTGCTAATTTTAGACCATGTAATGATTGCATCACTCTTTTTTGGTCTTAAATAGCCTGCTTCAGCATCTAATCTTGGTAAATCTTCTGTTCTATCAAAATTATCAGATATGTATTTTATTACTTCATCATCGTTTTGAAATTGTTTAACAACTTTCTCCACTATCTTTTTGTCTTGCCATAAATTAATTTCGTACGTCGGCATGTGATACTCCTAAATATTCTATCTTTGTTACCCATCCTTGTGGAATAGCAATAGCACCACCCCCATGGTTATCATCCCGGTCCACGCACCACGAACGCATGACCACTACCTTTTCCTCATTATTAACTACCAAATACCCAACCTCCTGGCACGTTGCCAAAGGTGCAGCAATAATATCTTTAATCGCAATCCAACCAGTCTCCGTATCACGGGCATCTAGCCACGTCACACGCACCATTGGAACTTTGTCAATTTCCATTTAAAATCCTGGATATTCGGGACAGGATATGCCGTCCATGGACTCATAATATCCAACAGCATTATCTGCAGCACGCATTTCTTCCTCATTATCTTCAAACATAGCACTATAAAATGCGTCACGTGCACGTTTTAGCTCATCATGAACATCTACCATTTTACACACTGGGCTCATAAACCAAAAAAGATTTTATATACCATCACAAGTATGTGAAAAGCTATCCATAATTTAACGGGAATAAGAAAAAACCAAAATAAAGACCAAATCATGTGCGCACCGCTATGTATTCATAATCAAAATCGCCATGTCTTTTTTGTATTAAAGTTACAAGTTTGCTTTCTTCACTATCTTGTACTAATTTACGTAATCTAAATACTCTTGTGTTGTCACTAGGAGATATGGACCCTAACTTAGGATCACATAAATAACCACGGTAATATGTTATACGCGCAGTCTTAGGTGCTTTGTTAATCCAATTTGTGTATGCTTTTAAACTAATCATATTTCTTTCTAATACGAAAGCTCTCGTAGGACTTGCATGACCGCACCTACAACCTTTTCACGACAAATCATGTTCTACATAATAACGCTACTTCAGTACCACCCTTAGCTACCTCAGGCACTTGCCCGTACTTCCCCAAGAATATGCTTTACAACTTTGTTATTGTTGTTCAGCCAGAGAGTACCAACTCATTGCAATTGTGTTAGCTTTCTCTTTCGTATAAGTGTGTATACCAGAACAAACAAAACATTTCAAGAACTTTATTTCGCTGTTTTCCGGGGCAAATCGTGTCAACAAAAAACTTGCGTAAGTTATCCACAATATATATAACTAAATTCTCAACTTCATTTCACCCAGTGGACTGCCTTGTCGCTCAATAAAACATAGAGCGAGGGCGGTCCCATTACTAAAAGAGACTAGATGTCAAGAAGAATTAAAAATGTATGGAAAGATTTTGTAAAATGGTTAAAATACGAACCTCATAAAACATACATGCGAGGAAAGTGAAAATATTCTTTTTATTAATGCTTATATCAATGCCCGACATGCCTTCTGTAAGGTACAACGCATTCATATTTCCTAATGAAACATTGTGCATAGAAGCACGTAATGATTACATGAACGCGTATTTTGCTAAAGACTTGGAATATAAGAGTAAACTCAAGACTGAAGCTTATTGTATTCCCTTTGATTCATTCCCAGTTACTGGTATAAACGGCACTGACACATAATCCTGGAGGGATATGAAATATTTTAAATACCTGGCGTCATTGCCAATTCTTATATCTTTGATAGCCGGTGCATACGGATCTCTTAACTATATCAACAAGTTAACCGCACAAATTGACGCAAGCACTGACACTATTAACATACTAAAAGTAGAAGTAAAAAACTTAGAACAACGTGTCTACGGTGACATAGACAACATACACACTATTTTTAATGATAAAACTAGTAGAAACTCTACCAACTATGCGTCAGCTAGGGAAGAGCTGGTAAAAGAAATGGCAGACATGTCATCCTGGGTAGGACGTATCGAGGGCATTGTTGCAGCACTGCGTGATGGTTCGTACAAACTAGCATCACAAGCAGAGTACCAGGCGTTAGAAGAGATAGTAAGAGGTAATACAGATTCCATAAGACAAATAGGTTACGACATCAAAGATATAGAAAGAGTAGCATCGGGCGGTTATTAATGAATTACGAACGAGGCTTGTTAGCATTCTTAATAGTATTATTAATTATATGTTGTTTGTTAAGCACTAAAACACAAGCAAGAAATGATTATTTAGGCAGCAGCAACAGCAGCTGTGAGCGTGGTAGAGTAGAATTGTACAC